AAGATGAGACAAGCCGCCAAATGTCCGGCGCGCCATCTGCCAGTTCGTGGTGGCCACATTCCTGAGGGATGGCGGGACGTTCCTGTTAGCACGAACCACTACTGCGGTATTGCTGGTTACAGAAATAATGTCGCAACGTAATTCTTTTGACACTTCATCGCCAGTATCAGGATCAGTTCCGGTATAAGGGAACTGTAGTTGCGCGCCGACATCACTACTGGTGAAGTACGCACCACCAGAAACACTGATTGTATATTCCGCACGGTAATCCCATTCACCAGAACCACCAGTGATGGTCATCGTTCTGTCAGACGTATTTCTTCCATCATAGCTAAGGCCAGAATCAACAAAGAAAGCATCTTCATCGCTGGTAAATAAACGGCTGGACAGTCGCTCGATGTATCTCACTGTTTGCCCGTTAACGGTTCGGTTAATGACGAAATACACCGCATCTTCATTGCCTTCGCTGATACTGCATGTGCTTTCATATTTTCCGGTACTGGACTGTGGTGCCCATGCAAAAACCTGTTGATCACGCAAATAGGTCATCACCAGTAATTTACCGTCATCACGAATGCAGAAGGCGCTGGAGTAAGGGACAATAGAGAAGCACCAGTCAACAATGCTGTGCTTCTGAAAAAGATGATTGGCAAGGATAGTAAGGTCGTTCCCCTGATAGCCGTCAACATCGAATGAGTAGGCCAGATCACGGACAACACTGCCTTTCTCCTGGACGAACAGAGCAATATTCGCCACAGCAATTGGTGGGACGTTGCTTGAGCCATTTGATCCCTGAGAGCTGAATGCAAATGATGATGGGGTTAACACTTTGTTCTGGTCGCCGGTGATGACGTACTCACCTCCGGAAGTCAGCGCCACCAGCGAACCAACATCAATCAGGTGGCGGATCTCATTAACCTGACGCCCGGCATAGGTGTAGATAATTCTGTCGTCATCCTGCGTAGGATTGCTTTTGCCAAAATCCTTATAATCCCCGGTACGGCTGGCCCAGATAGTCTGAGGGAACGCAGTCGATGCGGCGAAGTAAAGACGTTGTTGATAATAAACAACAGTGCCAGGATAACCATTAACACTGTTCCAGGCATATTTAGCCCATTTATAGCTGGCATTATCCTCGCCAACGACCTGCGAAGGGATATAGGAAATCACCTCGGCAGTTGCAGTAGTGCCGTTTACAGCAGTGATACGGGCAATGCCAAAACCACTGTGCAGATACTCCCACTCAATGCCAGTATCATCATCACCGGAGCCGCCCCAGCCATCCCATGATGTGCCTTCTGTATGCGAAGGGCGCAAAGTGCCTGTTTTGCCTGCTGTAACGGCGCGATAGTAATTACTGTCTGCACGGCGAATATCGCCAATCGACGTACTCTTACTGGTTTCCCATACCGGCACTGAATCCACTGCAGGCTGTTCCAGATAGAACAATTTGCCTACCTGCTCCGCGCCAAAAATAGAGGCGCTTGCCGTTAACGTAATTGTCCCGGTGCTGGCGCTGGCATAAACCGTCACTGACTCGTCAATATTGATATCTTCAAATGGCCCGTTCTTCGTTACCACATCAACCAGTTGCCAGTTGTCATGCGCGTAGCGGCGCAACTCTTTCGGCGGGTATGCCGGGTGAACCAGCGTAAGCACGTCGGCGCTTTGCGTGAATTTAATTCGGAACAGATCGGCTTCAGTATATGGCGTGGCAATTTCATAAATAACATTGCTGCTGTTCAGCACCAACGCACCATCTTTGATAACGCGCATGTACTGGTGTCCGAACTCCAGAGCATAGGTCTGAACCGTCGAGAACTGGAACGGGATCAGGCGGCATTTCCGATTTGGGTATTTTGCGGCACCGACAAAACGCGTACCTGGTCGATTCTCAACGCCGCCATACTGCCGCACGATCAACATAGCGCACTTGCGCAATGCCACCTGGTACTTCGCCATGTCGATACGTCCGTACAACGACGGTCCAATCTCACCACCGGCAAAGCTGGGCTGGATCCAACTGATAGCCATCAGGACAACCTCGCAATGGTAAACTCGTCAACCGGTGGCTGTGGTTCCTGTGATTCATTCTGGCTATGCGAGCCAGCACTAAGAATCACGCGATTGTACATATTGAGGGCAAACGTACCGAGGTCTGCATTCCCAGTCAGCGCCATGTTAATGGCTGCCGCAAGACGCCAGGCCAACGCCTCCATAAAAATGGCATCAAACATGTTCACATCTGAAACGCGAGATACATACTTGAGCCATGCCTGCGGCTGGTCTGTGTAGATCAACTTTCCTGTTCCGTTGGTGTCTGCACCAACTTCGTACTGAACGCGCATTGCTGCTGTTGGATTGCGTACACCAGGAAGCATAATTTCAGTAATGCGCAGACAATCGGACGGGTACTGGTACGCATATTCCCAGTCAGGCGGTGGATTGCTCGTATCTGCAAGCGCCACGCGTTTGGTAGCAAAGTTCCAGTCAAAATCAGAAAGCACAGCATCACGGCAGGCCTCAAAGTGCAGCGAACATTCCCCCGCTTCCTTGCTGGCTTCCGTCAGGCTGTTAATACTGCGGCTGTTGCCAATATTGGACAGCGCACGATTGCAGATCTCTACTACAGAGGCCATAAGTTTCTATACTCCTGCAATAAAGGGGCCGAAGCCCCTTGTCTGATTCGCGAGGCTTACACGCCCAGTTCTTTACGCTTATCTGCGATCTTCTCGCGGAGCGTTTCGGCTTTGGCGTTATGGTGTGGCTTCTCGTTAAAGAGCAATTCGTACTCTTCACGGAGCTTATCCAGTTCACCATCATCTGACACATCGTTGATGATTTTGGTGCTGGTTGCTGCCATTGACACCTTTCCTGCAACTTTTGCTTTTGCCTGTCTGGCTGCATCGTTAACAGGTTCCAGTGCGCTACCAGGCTCACCTTCGTATTCGATTTCTGCCCCCTCCGGCCACAGAGTGTTATGGATATGAGAGAGGCGCAGAACGCGGTATCTTGGTTTCTCACCTGACATCAATATCACCTTAACCAGTTACTTTTGAGCGGATCGGATACGGCGTATTGGCATCAACATCAAGATTGATACCCGCAGTGAATTTGCCAGCCGTTAGTGGGCCAGTTGCGACGGAGTAGTTAACACGCAGATATCGCTGAACACCGGCAGGCACCTTTGCAGAAACAACTCGCTTACCTGCTGTCAGGGGGGCCTTTGCCAGTGCGCCACTATCATAAATAGTGGACCATGAGCTGTTATTCTCACTCGTCTGCAACTGGATGTTTACAGTTGCCTCACCACTTGCCGTGGCGGCTTCGTTAACCAGCACCCAAAACTCAAGCGGGTAACCCACACCGATATCGCGACGGTTTCCGTCAATTGGACCGAGATCGATTACGTCAGTAGAAGCCGCGGTATCAGTTACCGCCTGTGCTTCGGAGAACATCAACAGTTTGTCGGTGATCATCTTCTTTCTCCATTAGTGGGCCTGTTGCGGCCCACAGGTTAATAACAGGCGTTACACCACGCGGGCTTCTGTTTCCAGAAGTGCGTCAGTTTCACGAATCGGCACACCACGAAGTGCTGTCCACCATTCGCCTTCTGTCTCTTTCACGCTGATCGCCAGAGAACTCTTCTCCAGAGATTGCAGGTCAAGCACTTCGTTAATGGTTCTGTTCATGTAGAAAACAGGACGTCCCATCCCACGATTTGGGATTCGATGAAGGGCACGAATCATCAGTTTTGCGATATTCGCGGCAGTAGAAGGAGCGTCAAGATTACTGACATCAATGTTTGCGATACGAACTACATAGCGCCAGTCACGTAATGTCAGCCCGTTGTCCCACTTATAATGGGTACGATAACCTTCGTACTTGCCGCCTTTAGCATCTTCCAGTGTCACCTGGCCTTTATCTTCCATCTGAATGCCAGCCTTCTGTCCTTTCGGGAAGATGCCATGCACGGTGTTTTCGCCCCACACCACTAACCAGATTGAAGTGTTATCTGTACCCGTGCCACCAGCATCAATGATGTTCTGAGCATTACCCGCAGACAGGCTGGAATAGCGGGAGGACAGTCCCATAAACTGCTGAGGGTTAACGCTGGAATCACCGTAAAACAGTGTCTGCGCCATCGCCTGATTCATCGCTTCAATAAATGCTCGGTCTTCAGACAGACGGAATTCGGCAGTATTACCGTTCAGATCAGCCAGAGACTTATCGACTTCAGCATAGGTTTCCAGCATGCCAATGGAATCGGTGACCTGCACTGTGGTTGATTTGCTTGGCTGTACGCCATAGTTCAGCAAACGCCAGGTAGCAGAAGGTAAACCAGAACGAATGGTGGTTCGGTGTCCGGTAGGAAGGTTTCCTTCAACAAAAGGCATATCCTGAAGAATTGGGTTAGTTTGATTGAGAAGCTCGATAATCTTATCGACTTTCCCATTTGGATCGACGCGCTTACCCCAGTCAGCCAGCGTTAGCGCAGTTAAGCCTTTAACAGACATTGTTATCTCCTCTCTTATTTGCCATAGAGCACTTCGGCCGCACTACGCTGGCCTTCATTACCACCGGTGACCATGCCATCTTCAGACATAGCCTTTCCGATTTTCACGAACGTTTTGACCAGATCAGGGTGATTACCCAGCCCGGTGGTGTTCAGATATTCTTTGAGTTCAGGTGTCCCGAACTGGTCAAGCGCACGCTGTGCGGCGCTAAGGTTAGAAATCAACTTGTCGCCACCGATTTCTTTGTCAGCTTTTACATCCGCAGCCCACTGCTCGGTTGTTTTCTGCCAGGCTTCTGCCTGGCGCTGCTGAACACCTGCCAGAATTTTCGGATAAGCATCAACCAGCTTTTGCGCTTGCTCGTTGGTCAGGTTAAGTTCTCGCGCCACCGGCTCGAACTCCTTCAACGCTTCTGTATCCAGCTCTACGCCTTCGGCAGCCTGAAACTCGTACTTCTCAGGCGCACCCTCTGGTTTATCGCCGTCCTTTTTTTCATCCTGCTTATCGTTTTCAGGCTTTTTGTCATCAGCAGGTTTATCGCCATCAGCAACAGGTTGTGGCTTATCACCTTCCTGTTGTGATGGATCACCAACTGGAGCAGGGTTATCACCTGCAGGCGCTGACGGTTCTGACGCAGCCGGAGCTGCTCCACCATCGACTGGTTGCTCATTGCAAAGACGGCGATACAGCAAACGCTCAAATAAATTCATGATCACTCCTGTTCACTGGCCTCTTTGGCCATCTTCAAATACTGTTCAGGGCAATGCGCCATAACGCGCTGAAACAGTTCCAGCGCCAGATTGCGTTGCCCCTCATTAAATGCCATTGCCATAGCGTCCATCGGTGAGATAGCGGAAAACACCCGGCCTTTCTCCAGCACAGACCAGACAACGCGACGCCCCTGTTCACTGCTCATGACAAAGCGAATGTCATCAATTTCACGCTGTGCCATGTCACGTTGCTTACGGGCGTTTTCTTCTTTCAGTTGATCGTCTTCGTAATCTGTCATTGTGATTGCCCACCCTGACCACTAACTGCATTCGCCATAGCTGACAAAACACTCGGATCCGAAGTTTTAGCTTCGCTTAGCGTCTTGGCACCCTGTGCCGCCGCCATCCCCATCGCCATCATTTGTTGCTGCTGTTGTTGCTGTGCCCGTTGCTGGCGAGCCTGCTCAACCTGTTCCTGCGGAACAATGACGGTTGGAGACACTCCGGACATATCAGCGAATGCATCGATCGCCTGATCAACGTTGAGTTTGTCGAAAGCTTCTGGTTTCGCTTGCGCAAGTTGACCAATGAAGTTAACCGTGGACGCCAGACTGGACAGGCCGATAGACTTCTGCGCCTGAGCCATGACAGAAATGTATTCGACCTTCAGGGGCATACCTTCCATCGCGTCAGGCGGTGGCGGCAGCATGTTTTTACGCACCATCATCGAGAAAGCGCGGTCAATGAGAGGATTAAGACATTCGTCGTTCAGACGCTCCAGAACCGGCCCCAACATCAGAAGCTTTTCTTCTTTCATTTCGATCACCGCTTCAACAGGCATTGAGCGGGTATTGATGTTCTGCAACATCATGAACAGATCGACGAAGTAGGCGCTGTTAATGATTTGACGAGTGTCCTGAATGTCTGCCACCAAATCTGCTGTACTGGGGTTAACCAGATAAGCAGGCCTGAAGCCATCCTGACCAGTAATCTGATCGATATACGTGATGTCGCCAGGAAGAAGGGAGGCGCGCTGATTCTTGAGGGAAGTCGGAGCAACCATCGGCGGATTGGTGGCTTTATCAATCAACTGCGACTTGCGCTTCTGGAGAAGCTGCAATGCCTTAACAGGTCCAAGCGCCAGCATACCCGGGCATGATGATCCATAAACATCTTCGCCGTTAACTTCCCAGCGCGGAGCCATAATTGGAAACTCATCGAATCCGGACTCGCGCAACAACTTGTCGTTATCGCCACCAACCTCGTAATAAACCGATTTGAATGGCTTGTTCTTGCTATCCAGCTTCGATGCATCGCGGTCAATGTTCGGGTAAACCGAATGCATCACTTCAATCCACTTCTCGTAGGTGCCGCTTTCCCACATGCTTTTTACGGATTCGCTGACGTTATTTAGCCCGAACTCCTGAACAAGCTGACGAACAGTCATAGAGAACTTGCGAAAACAGGTGTCCACACTGCCACGAGGTGAGTTAGCCAGGTAGTAACTGCCTATCGGGAATGGCATTGTGCGAATGATGTCCTCGTCATCCTCCAGCACTGCCATTGCACCAGTGCTGTATGTGCCGAGGCTTCCGTATAACTGCGGCAGAGACTGATAGAGATTCGACTTATTGAACATATCGTTCATGCGGTTCTGCACCGCCTCAAGCCACAACTTAACAGGGCCATAATCCATCATTTCAGGATCTGGCGTAGCCAGGCGAAACCACGGACGCGCGGGGCTTGTGATGCCTGACATCATGCCGCTGGCGAGAGTGCGCGCCGCCATAGTCCCGGTCGAATCAATAATACGTGTATTGCGTCGATCGTTACGGTTGACCTCAGAAGTCAGAAAGCGGGAACCACGCGGGTTGATGTAATCACTCAACTCGCGCCAGTGCGGCTCGAACGATTGACGCTCGCTTTCAAGTTGTGCGAACTGTTTGTTCAATCGCTCTTTAGTTGTTTCCGCCATTTCAATGACTCCGGTTACTGACCAAGCAGCGTTTTACCGCTGGTATTAGCGGTTGATGTGTCGCCCTGAGAACCGGTAAGCAGCGTAGAACTACGACCAGCAGCAGCGCGACGGCGACGAGTTTCTTCGTCGCGGGCATCAACAACGGCGGCATCCTGCTCCTGTGGTGCTGCCTGAACTTCTGGTGTTGCAGGCACTGATGGTGAGCTACCCATGCACATATCAATGACTCCGTACGCAATTAAATTATTACCAATTTAACCACATATGATTTATTTATCGTAGACAGTTGACATTTAATGCACGAATTATTACCTTTAAGGTAACCAAAGAGTTCATTCCGGTTACTAACCTGACTGGCTTGTCGTTAAATTGAACAGGTGGAGTGAGCTTTTATTTTGAGCAGTACGGCGTATGGCACATGCGACGATAGCGGTCTGGATACGTTTAAGGGGCACCCTCCCTTGCTCGGGCAAACGAACCAGGTAGCCGGAATGTGCAAGTCGAGCGGTTTTATTCCGCGCACGGGGATTCACCATCCCGGCGATTCGGTGTGACGCCTCGGAAGAGACGAGGGTACAACGATGAGAGCATTGGATATTAGCGGGCTGTTCCACCCTACCTGATATCGAGCCAAACCAGTGCTCTCAGCGTTGTGGCATTAGCTCAGTTGGACAGAGCAACCGCCTTCTAAGCGGTTGGTCGCAGGTTCGAATCCTGCATGCCACGCCAGAATCACGCCTAAGGACCGTGATGCCAGAAGTTCCAGGGGATTGGCGGTGACTGTTTCCCTTGAAGGACTATCACCGCCCTTTTTACAGCAGGACGCCATTGCGATGACTTCATGCTGTAAACCAGTACAGCCACGGAAGGCATAACTCATTGCTTCCAGTTCGCCCGGTTCGCCGGGCATTTTTTTGCCTGGTGACTGAACGTTACCTTGAAGGTAAGATAACAAAAACATTTAACATCTGGTTTAGACATGTTCGAGCAATTTAAAGAGATCGCATCATCGGCTATTAGCACAGCGTCAGAGAGAGTCCGCAACCCAGCACTTGGGGCATTTGTGTTTTCGTGGTGTTCTTTTAACTGGAATCCACTATTATTTTTATTCTTCAGTAAGTCAGGAATTGAAGAAAAAATAAATTATATATCTTCCCATAGTGATGCGTACCACTCACTCTTATATCCAGCTTTATGTGCATTCGCGCTGTGTGTAATAGTTCCATGGTTTAACAATATAGTGGTGATGTTTCAAAAAATTCCACTACAGAACATCGATAACTTCAAACACAACAAAAGCCTCAGGGATGTTAAAAACGCCATAGAATTGCGTAAGCTTGAGGCACAAAGGGACATTACATACGACAGAGTTAAGGTTGAGTTTGAGTCTGAGATTCAATTCTATAAAAATGATTTAATCAAGCACCAAGAGTCTTTGAATTCTTTTTTGCAGGAAAGAGATTCCCTTATTGAAAAAATAATGGCGCTTGAAAAAGAACTTGCAGAAGAAAAAATAAAATCCAATACCAGAATTGCAAATAAGTTTAACTCAAGGAACAATCGCAACACAGACAATGCTGCTTAAAACTTTATGAAAACGGATCGTACTCAGTAATAGCTTTCCCCTGCTGCTGCCGTGGGTCATTAGTTTTCTTGGCTACCGGGAAGGCGAACGTTAGCAGCAGCGCATCACCTTTACCCGGCGAACGCCCAAGTCGCTCTTTGATATCTTCCTTCGGTTCGATAACGATTTTACCGTCCACGCGAACTTTGTACTCTGCCGTCGACAGGTCGTCTGCTGTTTCCTGGTCATCCAGCATCCCGCCCAGCCTCAGCCATGTCTTGCATGAGTTGAACATCTCCCCACGCTTGTTGAGCATCTGCGGGTCAGTAGACGCGCCACCGAACGGAACAAGTTGCCATGTACGACCCCAGCCGTCACCGATTGACTTCAGACCAGTTCCGTAACCGAAGTCGATGAACACTGCGTCAGCCTGGTACTGGTCTTCAAAGTCAGCGATACGCTTCGCCATTATCAGATCGTCAGTGGTCTTGTTGCCAGTCCACAGCACCTTACTGTGCAGCCCCTGCCGCAGGTATATCACAGCGTCATCAACTCCGGAGTATGCCGGGTCAACGCCGATTATCACCGGAGCATGTGCAACCTGCGCAGCGGTTACCACCCGTTTCATTGCCTCATCAGTAAGACCGGTAGGGATAAACTGCAATTCAGATGCATCAGGGAATATGCCGCGCACACGGATTTTAACGAAGTCGCTGTCTTCCCCGTAGTCATCAACCCATTTCTGCAACTGCTGTTTGTTAGTACCTTCCACCGTCCGGCTGTCAATCTGCGCAGTTTTCCAGCGGTGTTTGTATTTGCGGAAACATTCGCGAAAACGCCCGGTATTACGTGTAGGGTTTCCGAACGCCACCCAGATAATCTCAGTGTCTTCGTCCGTAAGCGCACCCTCAGCAACTTCCCACACCAGATCCGCAATGTTCGACGCTTCATCGAATACCACGATGATGCGTTTGCGCTCGTTGTGTAGTCCGGCGAATGCCTCAGTGTTGTGCTCAGACCAGGGGATTGCGTCAGCTCGCCACCGCTTGTCGTGCCCAGGATCATTGCTGTACATCGCAGTAGCGGTACAGGTAAACCAGTCTTTCGTGATAGCAAGGTTCGACCACTTGATAATTTCCGGCCAGGTCTTCGTTCGTAGCTGGTTGTCGGTGTTGGCGGTCACCACGACCTTACAATCCTCGCAAGTGGACATGCCCCAGTTGATCAGCATTGAGATGAATGCGGATTTACCAATACCGTGACCAGAAGCGCGTGCCAGCATAAGCGGCTGATAGCGCGTCTCTGGATTCTGCAGGTGATCACGTATCTCTCGGAACGCATCAGCCTGCCACTGACGTGGGCCGGTAGCATGTGCCAGTTCAGTCCCCTCTTCCCCCCACGGGAACGCATAGAGGGCATAGCCAAGCGGATCGTGAGTGAACCCTGCAATATCCTCGATCAACTGCTCTTCAGGAGATAACGCTGTATCTGTCACTGATTACCATCCTGACGTTCTTTGAGTCGCTTCCTGGCTGCCGCTATGCGATCAGCAATTGTCACATTCACATTAACATCCAGGCGTTCTTTGAATGCATTGACGTCGACGTGCTTACCAATCAGTTCGAGGTTCTTCACCTTGTCAGGCCATTTAATTTTTTTGAGAATTGTCTCTATCGAATCCTCGTTCATGTTCATGATGGTCGATGACAGATCAAAGCCACTAAGCGTAGTGCGCCAGATTTTCGGCCACTCGCGGATTGGCTTAAGGCTCCCATCGTCATTGAGGATATCAATCACGTCCATCTGGTCGATCTCCACCAGGCGCATGAGAACGTAATCGGCACTGACGCGCATTCGTTTGTTGCGCTCCTCCATCAACTCGGCAATCCGTTTTTGAATGCGTTCATCGCGCATCATGACACTGGCTTTAACTGCCGCTGTATTTGGGGAGAATCCTGCGTTAATCGCTGCCTGAGTCTGGTTTTCAGGCGTTTTGATGTATGACTGGCAATAAGCCTCCTGCATTGCGGTTAGTGGCTTAAATTGCGTTGATTTGCGTTTATAGGTTTTAGGTTCAGCAGGCATCATAACCACCATGGTAATTGTTACCGTTGTGGTAATAGTACCATGCAAAATAAAGCCGCCATAGTTGGCGGCAGTATTCAAAACCCATCAAATTCATCATGCATAATCTACTCGTGACATGTCACACTATTAATTTCGTTTCATGCCAGCCTTTAGTCACCCAGCATTGCGAGTCACCATTACACGGGCATGAATTAACGGGAACTCTCTCGCCGCACTTACCGCAAAGTTTCTGCTGATCGATTTTATACGCCCGCGCACACGTGCATCATCCTGGCGGATCAGCAGCGCGATGTACTCGGCCATTTCATAGGGATCGCGACCAGGGCGCCGGGCGGCGCAGTTCCGCGCCAGCATTTCCTGCTCCTGCTTATCCAGCACCAGTTCAATTTTGCGCTCACCGGCGGCGGACTGCCGAGCGCGCTGCGCGGCTTTGCGTTCTGCGGGGGATTTAGCCACGAATCGCACTCCACGCCAGATTGATTAATGACTCCCAGGTAATATAAACCCGGATACCAGCAACCAGGCCGAAACCAATCACCATGGCATAAAGCAGAGCGTTGCACTTGTTCATCACTTCACCTCCTGCGGCGGTTCTGGTAGCGGCATCCAGTGGGTTACTTTCGATGCCGGTTCTTCCCCATCGTCAGTAACTGCCCACCATTTGTTTCTCGACCAATCGTAATACCCTTCGAAGGTATCGCACTCAGTCCAGCCGTAAGACTTACCCCAACACCAAACATACTGTTTATCGTTCGGCATTCGCTCACTACAGCTTATCCAACCATCCGGAGTTGCCGGAGTTGGTCCATCGAATTCGGGCATGTCAGGACCTTTTCTGATAGCTTTAGCCAGCTCCAGCGGGTCATCGTAAAGCCAGTCGCCAGTTTGTGGGTGATTTGCTTCTGCAAGCTGCGCAGCCCATTCAAGACCATCTTTTTGACCTTGGAGATAATCAAGCGGCAACTCTTCATGATTACTTGCAGGTTCGGCACTATGAAGCATGGCAGCGCGGCAGGCGTTCCAGCCTCTTACCCCTGCAATAGCGGCAACCGCATCAACCGCGTACATGCTAAGAGGATTAGGAATTGGTTTTTCTTCCGGTACTACTGGCGCTGGAGGGGTGGCGTAGAGTGGAACTCCTCCCCCTCCACCAGAAAATTCATTGCGAGCGTTATACTCACGACCATCTGCGTCATCACGCATCCACGCCACCGGCTCTGCTTCCAGCGATGCCAGAGCAATTTCATAAGCACGGCGCTCAATATTGTCTCGCACGTCCAGGCTGCCGATTCGCTCTTTGATTTCTTTAATCAGTTCTTTGTCGGTAAAAGTGGTCATGTCACTCTCCTTTGATGCGAATGCCAGCGTCAGACATCATATGCAGATACTCAACTGCATCCTGAACCCATTGACCGCCAATCCCGTAATAGCGATGCGTAATGATGTCGATAGTTACTAACGGGTCTTGTTCGATTAACTTCCGCAGAAACTCTTCCAGGTCACCAGTGCAGTGCTTGATGACAGGAGTTTTCCCAGGATGGCGAACAACAAGAAACTGATTTCCGACTTCACGGACTTCGTTGCTTTTCAGTTCTGCAATGCGCTTCTCTGAGGCTTCCAGCTTCTCTCGCATATCGTCAACGTACTCGACCAGAGAACCGCCAGCAGGAATTTCGCACTCCTCGACCAGTTGGAAGTAGATATCAGCTGCGGCCCGTGTGTTGCTATGCCTAGCGTCGCCCATCTCACCTTCACGAAGAGCATCGCGTTCGGCGGTAAGATTGGCTATTTTGCTGTCTTTGCCTTCCAGCTCAACGCGCAGCTTCCCTACCGTTAGCGCAATATCCTCGTTCTCCTGGTCGCGGCGTTTGATGTATTGCTGGTTTCTTTCCCGTTCATCCAGTAATGCCAAGACGGTAGCCGGATTAGCTGCGGCGATGAATTCAGCATTGGCCTGCTGTTCCATTTGGAAATCTTCATCGAAACCGCTTTCTGGATGCGCTCCTTCAATTCTGCAAATAGGAATATATCCAGCAACTTCACGATGAATTAGCGCATCATCACCATCAAATCGGCTCTCTCCATATTCGAGCGACCATACACCACACGTTGCTTTTTCTGCCTTGGCACGCAGTGCCTGATAGTCAATCTTGCTCACTGGTTGCCTCCTGCTTTTCTGCCTTCAACACCATGCGAGAACCATCATCCAGCTCCCACGCGATCTCACCACCTTCAGCCATGACCAGTCGCCTCATTGGTAACATCACGACCTGGATCATTGCCAACGCGCATACGTCCACCTTCAACATCGCGCATTTTTGCCAGCATGATAGTTTTTGATAGCGGTGAAAAACCAAGCTGTAGTCGTGCTGAATTACTCACTGGTTGCCTCCTTTGCGCCACGTCGCATTCAGATATCTGTTGTCGTTAACAGAACCGAAACTCTTTCTCTTAAGCAATTCCTCTCTCGATGGCATTGGCTTTACGCGTTGGCGAATAATCATTTCTGCCGGAAGAATGCCGGGATTGTATGCAAGTCCTCTCATGGTAAATTCCTCAGTCATTACTGATAGCGCCATAGCGTGAGCGGTAATTACGCAGGCGCGGGTCGATATATTCAGGGAAGTTGGTATATGTGGCTTTGCGGAATGGTCGGATTGATGTCTGGTAAATTCGCTCGCGTTCTTCTTTCTCTGCAAGCCATATACAATGGCGAAATTCCTTTTCCTCTTTCGTTTCCTGCGGTAGCGACATTATCCGGTCGTAGTTTTTCCTGAATTTATCCAGCACCTCCGATACGGAATTGCCGGAACAGCGGCGCGGGTCATCCGCACCATACTGAGGCGCTGGCATGATTTTCTCCTGATTAAATTGCGTGAATAGCGTGACGAGGGAAGGGGAGAGTTACTGGTGCAAAGGGTATATCGTCGTCAAAATCCATCGGAGGTTCGTTGTGTTGTGCTGGTGATGATTGCTGCTGTGGCTTCTGTGATTGCCTGCTGGCTGCTTGTTGTTTGCTGTCGCCAATGCTGCCAAGCATTTGCATCACGCCATTAATTCCGACATGAACCTCGGTTGTGTAACGGTCTTGCCCTGACTGGTCTTTCCACTTTCTGGTTCTCAGCATTCCCTCGAAATAAATCTGATCACCTTTTTTCACATACTGCCCCACGACCTCAGCCAGTTTCCCGGATACAGCAACACGATGCCATTCAGTCAATTCCTTTTGCTCGCCAGTATTTTTATCTCGCCATTGTTCTGACGTGGCTATTGTCAGGTTAGCGAACGCTGTTCCTGATGGTGAGTATCGAACTTCCGGGTCTTGTCCTACCCGACCAAGGATAATCACCTTATTTACGCCTCTGCTTGCCATCTATGCCGCCTGTTTTAGTTCGTTAACTCTGATGTTCATTACCTGAACGCATTTAGCCTGCGCCTCCTCGTTGCCAGCCATTAATTGCCAGTCACGCTGATAACGCTCGATGAGTTTTTTCTTGTCAGTTTCTGTTGACGCATAATCGCTGAAGTCTTTCAGGATTTGTTCGCAGTCAACCGATGGAGATTTCTGGTTGGTATTTTCTGGTGATGGTTTGTTATCTGATGCTGGGATTGCCCATCCCGGCAGCGATGGAGGGGACCAGTAAAATCCTGTTCCATCCTTCAGTTTTGCCCTGTGCCACCCCTGCTTTTTATCGAGAGATGTTTGTGCGAAACCTTCCTCAAGGTTATACAGATACCGACCGATTCCCCACTGAACGGCAGCACGCTTCATTGCACCGGAACGACCACCTTTGACGGCTTCTACCTGCGTGTTTTCAGCAGCATCCCATTTGGTTACCCATTCGGAATCAATCTTGATTGATATGCCGCATTCAACTCCGCCGTTGTTGGGAATATCGCGGTATTCATTGCGCCATCCTGCTTTGCCGCAAACATCGTCCAGGCGTTTCATGATTGCCCGGTTCGTGACATAAGCCAGCACCATAGCCCACACCTTGCCATCGCGTGTTTTACCGCTTTGCTGTATTCGCCATTCGATATCTTCAGGGCTGAATGGCTCATCGAATTTGTTCAAATCCATAATTCACCTCAGAATGGACACGGCCCAAGGAAATAACGCTGATTTAATACTTCGACTCGGGACAAATTAAGGCATACCCGCATTCCTTCGCGGTCACCATTATGGCGATACCAGAGAGCTTTCTGCGTGTACATGCGTCTCTGTAACTTGCTCTCCTTCACTGTGGTTGCAAGTGACATGAATATCTCCTTCGTTACCGATTAATTCTTTCATCTGACGAATGAATTCTTCGTCTGACCAGTTATCTGTAAAACTCATTTCCTGCGATACCACGGAAGGTTGATAGCTGATTTCATCGCTTTATTTGCTTCAAGCCACATTTTTGAATCACCAATAAATCTGGCTATTACTGCTTTGTTCTGTGCAGCACGAAGCATCTGGTGATTGATGGCTATTTCATTGCGCATAATAAGACCTCAACTCTTTTCCATCCGTCACGTAATTTACGGGTGATTCGTTCAAGTAAAGATTCATTTAGTTGGAAGGCACCCATGCGAGCGCCTCCCGCGATTGCGTAAATCATGGGTGGTTCCTTATGTTGGTTTTATTAGTAGGTTATTTTTGTTGCGAATACTTCGCCTTTTACGATGGCTGTTATGATATTTTTAGCAACATCTTCTGATGCGCCAACCTTGATAAGGTCAGCAAGTATTTTGTTATTTACTTCTTTCCGGTGATCTTTATCCTTTGCTCTACGCTCTTCTTCGTCCTTGATTCTTTTTTCTTCTGCTATTCTGGCTTGCTCTTTTGCTTCAGCATCGCGACGGATTTGTTCAGCCTCCTCCTGTGCTTTTCTGCGTTCTGCTTCAATTGCTGCCTGCTTTTCTCTTTCAGCTCGTTCTGCTGCCTCTTTTGCTTCGCGCTGTGCTCGTTGCTCGGCTTCAATGCGTTCACGCTCTGCACGTTCTGCTGCGGCCTTAGCTTCTGCTTCTCGCCTTGCTGCTGCTTCAATTTCGGCTTTTGCCTTTGCTTCGGCTTCTGCTCTGGCTTTCTCTTCAGCTTCTCTTTTTAATCGTTCTTCATGCTCTCGCTTTTCCTGCTCCGCTTTGAGTCTTGCCTCTTCTCTTTGGCGGTCAAATTCGCGATCCATCAAAATCGCTATTTCATGGTCAGACTCAATTTGCTTTGCGAGAGCTTCAGCTGCTGCCTTAGCTTCTTCTTCGGCTTTAATCCGTGCCTGTTCCTCCTCATAATCAGTAAGAGGCTGGCGTGCCTTGGCTTTCAGCTCATCAAGTCGATCACGCACTGTCTTGCGGTTGGCATCAATTAGCTTTGGAATTCCCTTCAGTTCAGCAACAAGGTCTTTGCCAAGACCATCGAGATATGTTTTCGTCTGCGCAACTTTATACGCCAGAGAAGCGATCTCCTTTCTGCCCTTTGCCGTTGTGATATCAGGCACAAAGGACATAACTTCACGTTCAACCTTTTGGAGAATTTCTTCAATCTGGTCGGCAGACTGAAATACAGTCATTGCATTTGCTTTTTCAATAACAACTAAATCTGTTACTTCACTCATATATCCTCCATCAAAAAAAATTGCCCTCACACTGGAGGGCAAAGAAGATTTCCAATAATCAGAACAAGTCGGCTCCTGTTTAGTTACGAGCGACATTGCTCACATAGCAGACTCGTAAATCTGCTATAGGCGCTTATTCGCATCGCATGACAACATCAAATTTTTCGAGATTACTTTGTCGCAACAATCCTTCTTCTACTCGGTCAGCTTTTCTATAATTATCAAATTCGAAATGTTTAATTACTTCTTTCGTTTCTCGCTCTATAACTTCAACGATGTATTTCTTATTCATTACTCATCACCTATGGCTTTTTTGATAGCTTCGCGAGCCTTATTAACAGCTCCATACCATTCTGGATATGTTGTCGTTGTTCTATTTTCGGCTTGCTTAAGTAATAGCTGAAGTGCTTCAAGTAAATCCGGTGCAGCCATAGCTAATCTTCCATTTGCTACGGCCTCTTCTGTTTCTTTACCGGATAGGGCCATTCCCGGGTGTGAAAATAAAATTAAGCCTGCAAAATTGGCTTCTCGCCAATTTTTCCTAGTACCTTTAAATTCCATGTTAGCCTCTGTTGTTTATGCCAAAAATAAAGGCCACCATCAGGCAGCCTTTTTGTAAATGTTGCAGGTATCAAGTAAGTAATTAGATGGAGCGCCATAAATTATGAATTCATCGTTTGTCGGGTCCATCTCCATCTCTTGGCCTATTGCCATTCTTGCGTCAGTGTCATCAGAGGCGAAGCATAAAACAGCCCACGCACCCATTGTTTTAAAAAGAACTGCAATTGGCTGTGGTTTTACTGAATTTGCGTTAGTGCGAAAATCATAAATCGCACTTTCATGAAATTCCATATCTCACCTCAATCGTAATAAGCTGGAATTGATTTTCCGCGTTGCTTCTGGCGGCCTGAGCAGGTCAAACCCATTTCACTACGTGGCTTGCTGTACCATGTGCGCTGATTCTTGCGCTCAATACGTTGCAGGTTGCTTTCAATCTGTTCGTGGTATTCAGCCAGCACTGTAAGGTCTATCGGATTCAGTGCGCTTTCTACTCGTGATTTCGGTTTGCGATTCAGCGAGAGAATAGGGCGGTTAACTGGTTTTGCGCTTACCCCAACCAACAGGGGATTTGCTGCTTTCCATTGAGCCTGTTTCTCTGCGCGACGTTCGCGGCGGCGTGTTTGTGCATCCATCTGGATTCTCCTGTCAGTTAGCTTTGGTGATTGGATGGCCGGCGCTGAACCCCGGCTTACTGGTTAGAGCGCCCGCACTACCAGTGACGCTGTCTTGAGGCGCAGATTGGTTACTGCTTGCCATGAGCGCTGTTTATACATTGGTCGAGCATCAGCCTGCTCATTCATCCAATCCCAAAGCCTTCTGCTTTGAATGCTGCCCTTCTTCAGGGCTTAATTTTTAAGAGCATCACCTTCATGGTGGTTAGTACGTCCTGCTGATGGCTAAATAGTACGATTTGTACTTTATCGAGTCAATACAAAATGTTCTAAATATAATTAGTTTTTTATAACGCTTTGTATTTAATGGGTTTATATTTTTGAAAAAGAAAACCCGACGCTAAGGTCGGGTTATTGTTGTGTGTTTTAGAGTGGTGAGGCTGTTAACTAAATGTCTCTTCAGGCCACTGGCTGGCGATAACTTTCCCTACTACGGAACAGCTATCATTGCATGGAATCATTGGATATTGCGGGTTTAGTGGCTGTAGGAACACCTGACCGCTATCCCTGATCAGTTTCTTGAAGGTAAACTCGTCACCACCAAGTCTGGCTATGCAGAAATCACCTGGCTCAACAGCCTGCTCAGGGTCAACGAGAATTAACATCCCGTCAGGAAAGCTTGGCTTGGATCCTGTTGGTGCGGTCATTGAGTTACCTTCAACCTCAAGCCAGAATGCAGAGTCACTGGCTTTTTTGGTTGTGCTGACCCATCTCTCCGCATCACCTTTGGTAAAGGTTCTAAGCTCAGGCGAGAACATCCCGGCCTGAACATGAGAAAAAACAGGGTACTCATATTGTTTTTTAACGGGGGAAGATGAGTATTCGCCAACAGGTGAAAATGTACCGTCGTGGTTGAATGAGACGTTATCAATACCAAGGTATTTAAACACCACACCAATCTCGTCAAGAGATGGATGACGAGATCCGCGCAACCAGTGACCAATTCCACCCTGCGTCATACCAAGCTCTTCAGCCAACTTCTCTTGAGTTATGCCGAGCTCTTTCATTCTGGATCTAGCCAGTTCATACCATTTCATTTTCATGTCCTTATTATTACGCTCTGTACTAAAACCATCCATGCACAAGATGTATTTTTTGTTTGCATTCCAAAAGTACATATCGTATTATTGCCTCATGGTTACTATGGAGGGCATATGAGCAACCTACGTAAATATCGAGAGTCACTGAATATCTCTCAAACAACACTTGCTAAGGCGGTTGGATGCACACAGGGAGCTATCGGACATTGGGAATCTGGTCGTCGCTTCCCAGACCTTAAAACATGCCGTGCTCTTGTTGAGTGCCTAAACAAGTTAGGCGCAAAAGTCAGTCTTGATGACGTGTTCCCGCCGGAACACAAAGCCGCTTAAGACATTCCAGCTCTTACACATCCCAGCCCTGAAAAAGGGCATCAAATTAAACCACACCTATGGTGTATGCATTTATTTGCATGCATTCAATCAATTGTTATCTAAGGAAATACTTACATATGGTTCGTGCAAACAAACGCAACGAGGCTCTAAGAATCGAGAGTGCGTTGCTTAACAAAATCGCAATGCTTGGAACTGAGAAGACAGCGGAAGCTGTGGGAGTTGATAAGTCGCAGATCAGCAGGTGGAAGAGGGACTGGATTCCAAAGTTCTCAATGCTGCTTGCTGTTCTTGAATGGGGCGTCGTTGACGACGACATGGCTCGATTGGCACGACAAGTTGCTTCGATTCTCACCAATAAAAAACGCCCGGCGGATATTTTCGCTGAGAATCAGTTAACCATGAATTTTTAAGGATGGTCTTATGACTCCGTGTTTGGAATTTGGCGGTTTAAAGGACAGCAAGGGTTATGGAAGGGTTTGGATTAATGGGAAAAAAGTATTTGCTCATAGATTTGCTTATTGTGTGGCAAAAGGGATCCAGCTTGAAGATATAGATGGCTTAGTAATTCGTCACGCATGTGACAATCCTTCTTGTATTTTACCTTCTCATTTATGTGCTGGGACAAGTCAGCAAAACGCAAATGACATGGTGGAGAGAAAAAGGCAGGCATTTGGAAGCAGGAATGGTAGGGCAAAATTAACTGAAGATGATGTAAGAAACATCATTAGTGAATATATACCAAGACACCCCTTATTCAACACAAGGGCATTATCAAAAAAATATGGAGTAACGCCAAATTATATAGCTGCCATTTGCAGAGGTGAAAAATGGAAGCACATAAAAAAATAAAACGCCCGGTGTGCAAGACCGAGCGTTCTGATCAAATACAAATGGAATTTTAACAACATCCAACGAGGTAATTATATGCGAAACAAAGGCTTTAATCCACCTGATACACACAAAGAAGCTAAGCGTTTGCGCTTCCTTCGTTCCATTGATGAAAGAACTCAAATCTCTTTTGTGAAAGTTGCCAGAACTGAGCTTCTGAAGGCTGAGGCGAGGGCGTTGCTCCCGTCTCTACCAAAAGAGGAGGGATATACGTTCATTCCAAACGCATTTCTGGAAAAGCTGATCAAAGAAGACATATCCGTAAGTCAGTTTAACGATGTTCTTAAGGTCTTTCGTCAAGGCAGGTAGTTATGAGCAATACAGCAAAAATCTACGATTTCAGCGCCGCACACGAGCGCAGGAGCAACAGGATG